CCTGCTAATGAACCAGTTTGTGGTTTTGGTATTGTACCATCCTCAATAGATTTAGATAACTCTGTAAATTCAGTTCCACTAAATTGTATTAATGCTCTTGTTGGATAATTAAATGAGTTGTTATAAAATTCTTTTTTGACTTCAAGTATTTGGTCTCTTCCAAAGTTTTGGTCTTTAAAAGATTCACCTGTTATTGTTGATGAACCACTTGAAATCCAAGTGTCTTTTGATGGAAAAATAAAATGATGCATTATCTAACTCTCCCTTGTATGTTTTCGTTTGGATTTTTTAATTCAAATACTGCTGGTGTATCTGTAGTTGGTGGAATTATAATTGTCCCATCATCAGACATAGCAAAATCAAAATTATATTTATAACCATAACCAATTGACCCATCACCAGTTGTTGATTGATCCACATATGCATCATTCTCTCTTGAATAAGTATATGTTGGTTCTGTTAATTTCATATCGTCATTTGGGTCATTGTGATCTTTATACTGAGTTATAGTTACATGTCCAATAGAACGAACACCCTCTACACCCATTAATTCAAATTCTAATTGACTTTTATATATTGGTTGATTGAATTGCATTCTTTCAATTTTAAAATAATCTTTTATTCGTTGTATGCAATTTATTTTAACTTGTTGTTTGTCTGCATATTTTTCAGCTATAATATCAAATATCACACCAAAGTTTACAATGTATCCATCATTAATAGTTACAACATCTGTTAGTAATTTAAAGTTATCTAAATATTTTGATATATTTGATGTTAGAGTCGATGGTAAATTATTGTTTCCTCCAGTTGTATCAATATGTGGATTACCAACCAATTGTTTTACACTATTGTAAGCTAAAACATAGAGGTCGATTGTTCCAAAGTTATTTTGATTAAGTATAAGATTTGAAGGTAAATCAGTAATAGTATTTTGTAAATTAGTCATAATCTCACTATCAGCTGCATTATTTATTAAACCTGGTAATAAAACAACTTGTCCAGTACTAACAGCATCTTGTAGGTCTTGTTGATATAATATTAATTGGTTCACTATTGTGTTTATATATTCTACAATAGAATCATATTCATTTTCTTCTGCAAATTCAGCAGTTCTTGTAACATATACTTTTGCAACATTTCCATACTTAGCTGGTATATTCATAACTCTAGCTTCATAATCTTCTTTCGTCACACATCTGTTTTGTGTTGTAAAGAATGCTTTAGCTTTCTCTTTTATTTCAACTGTATCCTCTTCATCTTTACCACCCACCGCAGGATTGTTATTTGTAACAGTTGATAGTCTCGCAGCTACATTACCATTTTGTGCAGGTAAAGTGGTTGGTGCTGTTGAAATATCACCACTTGGAACATTCGAACTAACCCCACCACCTACACGATAAGTGATTGTTAAAGTTGTATTGTTTGGTGTCTCACCAAGTGTTGAATACTCATTACCCAATAATGGGTCGATAGAAGTTTGTAAATCACCATATTGACCAGCGACTGTAATTCCAACTTGTTCTAAATCAATATATCCTTCATCTACAAGTTCACCATTTTTTAATAGTCCATTACCAAATACAAGTGTTGTGGTATTGTCTTGATTTGTTTCACGAGTAAATCTTTTTGTTGTTGTGATATAAGTTAATGAATAAGGAACTGCGTTTAAGGATTGTAACCCTGCCTCATCTTGATAAGCTGAACCCCTACTCGCATCATCAGTATAGTGAGTTGTTATTGGAACTTTGTCTTGTGCTAAATAATCAACCTCATACCAATTTTGACCATTTGAATCCACACAAGAAATAATATCAATAACATTAGTGTCAGGTATGGTTACTCTTTTAAATTTTTCAGGAGTTCCAATTTTAAATTTTTTTGTTTTCTGTGTAGCACTTACGGCTCTTACAGTTCTTGATAATGTATAAGTTGAGGCCAAACCACTAGTTAATGTTGTACCAACCGTATCACCATCAGCTGATGAGGATATTTGAAAATCAATTGGTTCTAATGTTGTAAAAATAACATTAGAGTTAGCTGATGAGGCTATTTCAATACCATCATCAAAGATACCACCATTTGAATAATCTATTTTAGAAGCATCACCACTTGAAGCATTTACCTCAGAGGTAAATGTTAAATCAGTATAAGATGGAACAATTGGTTTTACTTTATATCCAAACATCTTAGCCATTGTAAGTATGTTTCTTCTTTCTTCTGCCAATGGTAATAACATCTCTTGATATTGTTTATCCACATAAAATGATAACACATCACCAACATATGCATTCATTTCCAATAACATCATACCAGGAGATGTTTCATTAAAATCTCTATATGTGTTTGGAAAATAAGATTTAGCATAATTCATTAAAGAATTTTTTATTTCTAAAAAATCTTTGTTTAAATAATTTACATTTGATTCTTTAAAATCATTTTTACCATATGTAGGCATTTTTTATCTCCAATTAATATCCACCACTTGTTACATTTGATTCTGATTCTGTTGTTTCGTCACTAAAATCTAAAGTGATAGAATCTAAAGTGTTTGGGTCTTGTTTAATGTTAAATAATATCTTTACTCTAATTTCGTTCATTCCAATATCTGTAGTGTTGTCTATACTTAATATTTGTATATCTCTTACCTCAACGAAAGGTAACCAAAACTGAAACTTATCTAATATAGCGTCTTGTACACCAATTAGATTTTCTTCATTTATATGTTCAAATAAAAGTTGTCTTAAATTCATACCTAAGTTTGGTTGGAAAAATCTTTCACCCTCATTGGTTTGTAATAAATTTCTTATATTGTTTTTTACAGCTTCAATGGTTGTTGATGTGGTTGCAAAAAAACCATCATTGACATCACCTCTACGAATTGGTAAATCAATACCAACTTTCACATCAGTATCATTGTCTTGAATATAAGGTTTTCTTGATGTATCTCTAATAGCCATTATTTAAACTCCTCTATGTCTTCAGCAAATAATTTTACAGTTGTATATTCTCGCTGACCAGCTTCATCCTCGACATTAAATTGTTCTTGAGAATCAGGATCTACACCTATAAATACATAACCAGTTGACTCTAAACCACCTACATCTTTTGTCATATCTAATCCAGCTAATTTAGCACCACCTTCTAATAAAGGAAGAACAGCTTTTTGTAATTTACCTTCTAACTCATTAACAAGTTCTTTTCCACCGGGTATTTTTTTAAGAATATCAAGAATAGGAGCTTTATCACCTAAAAGCGTTTTTAATTCAATGTTAACAGGTAAATCAGGTGTCTTCATTTTTTCAACAACTACAGGAGCTTTTAATTGAGTTATAGTAAAATCAGCTTCAGTTAAAAAATTAACTATAGCGTCTGTCATCAAATCAGCTTCTATATAAATAGCAGAACCTTCATCTATATTTATATCATCTGGATTTGCTCCTGCTGCTAGAGCGGCTTGAGCTTTAGCTTCTATTAAATCATCTCTTAATCCCATTATTTATTTTCCTTGTTTTTTATCTATAGCTTTCATTACAGCTCTATAATCTTTTTTTAGAAAATCTGGACTTTGACCTTCAACAGAAACTGGAGTGTTTGGATTCTTATTCATCATATCACCATAAGCTCCACCCATAACATCGTTCATTTTTGATGAGTCAAATTTTCCACCACCCAATGTTTTCCATTCACCATCTTGAGCTGTTTCATTTAATACATCATTCAATACTGAATTTTCTGTATATGATTTTTTCTCAACGATTTTCTTTTGTGGTGTAGGTTGAGATTCAATTGGTTGTTTTAATTCAGTAATGACTTCTTTAATAGCCATCGCAACTTCTTCTCTAACGATTTGTCTTATTATAGTTTTGATATTTGTTTTTTTCTTTTTCATAATTACCTCTATGTGTTTGGTTCTATAAAATGTTTTGTACTTAAAATTTTATCTATTTTTCCTTCTATTTGTGCTATTTTTAAATTTACACTACCTGGAGCTTTAGTTTCATCAACCAATGGTATCGGTATACCTTGACATAATCCTTGAGAATTTTTTATTACTGCTAAAGTTTCCTTTAATAATTCTAATAAAGTTGTTCCTAAAACCATTGATTCCATTGAATCACTTCTATCAGTTGGATTACCAATAAATGTTCTTTCAGAACTTATTATTAAATCTTTATTAGTAGATATGGTTAAATGTCTACCAGTTCCAATATGTATATCTTTTATCGAAGATAAATAAATATCATCAAGCTTTGAATTAATTGTTATTCTTTCTGAATGTAAAAGTGTTTGGTCTTTATTATAATCATAAATTAATTCTTGCGGGCTTTGATTATTATTTACATTTGAAATTAATGTACCCATAAATCTATTTGGTTCTTGTAGTGTATCTGATGATAAAGTAAATCCAAAACTGATTTCATTGTTTTCATTTTTAGTATCACCAAAATGTTGAGCTAAAGTACCATTTGATGTTATACTAACTATACTACCATCACCCAATGACTCAAGTGAATTAGTTTGTGGTCTATTATTAGATATAAACATATAAGGATTGTTATTTCTACTACCTATCCTTAAACTGTTTCCATGTCTACCTTCAAATATCATATCACCTGAAGTTTCATTTATAACATTACCATAATCTAGCCCATCTTTTCTAAATTTAACTAATCTTTTATAATTTTTTTCTTTGTTAAAATTTATAGAATTAGCTCTTTTACCCTCACTATCAATTGATGGTATAAACATTAATTCAGCTTTATAAGATGGGTCTGGATTCCAAGTTGGATTATTTTCTGTATTAAGTGGTCCTAAATAATATTGTATCTGCCCAATTGTACATAATAAAACTGGATCTCCTTTTGTTGGTACATCAGTCATACCTCTAAGTAATGGGTAGTATCTATGTTCTTCATTTCCAATAGCTAAGTTTTTTTTCTTTAAAAGTTTTTTAGATAAATGAGGTATAGCTATTATTGTATTTAAACTATAGTCACCTTTATATGATGTAGATTCTGCTGATGTTACTACATCAACTGCAAATCCAGGAACAAATTGCATATACATTGGAATATCATATTTTTTTCCAGCAAACCCTCTTATCTTCTCATCACTCAATTTACCTATATATGAACCCATTAATTACCCCCCAAATCAATTGTTTTATTTTTTGTAGCTTCAAGT